TCAGAAGAAGAACACCAAGATGATTATAGAGAATCTAATTCGGGCGGCTATTAATGGATAAGACAAAATCGTTAACTAAATTTTTAAATGATAATATTTTTAATGATATCGATAAGATAATAGGGCTGTCTGAATTGCGCTCACTTATAAAATGGGTGAACAAAGAATTTCTCAACGGATCGGCTTTGCATATTATTTTAGAAGATGGTAATTACGAGGATGGCCATCTTGAATATTGCAAATCTTCATTATTAGCTGGTGATTATGACAAAGAAAGCAAACTAATTGGGAACGCCCTTACTGAAGATGAAAAGAATAAAATGCTGCGACTGATTGAATTAATGGAGCCGTTAACCGAGCAAGAAAGAGAAATGATTGATTCTGGAAATGTAATTACTGAAGAGTTGTTTGACACTCTCTACAATAAGGTGGTTCAAGCTGCATAATGGCTATTAAAAAACTCCTAAAACTAATCAAGACAGTCAATATAGCTGATACCATCGCTAAAAAGCAGGGCGGTGAGAATGAGCTAATGATGATCGGTCAAGATGTCATAAAGGGATTTGATGTTGATTGGGCTTCAATGGATGAATGGAAAGAGGATATTGATAAAGGTTTAGAGTTAATCAAACCTGCGAAAGGTTCAAGGAGTGAGCCGTGGCAAGGAGCAGCGAATCATAAAACACCATTGCTAATCGAGGCAAGAATTAAATTTGGTGATAGAGCATCGGAAGAGTTGCTTGCTACTAGCAATCTAGTTAAAGCTAAAGTAATAGGAAAAGACCCAGATGATGCCAAAGCTGATAGGGTGGAGCGTGTCGAAACAGTAATGAATTGGCAATTAACTGTAGAAGCTGCAAGTTGGGTAGAAGAGCAAGAAAAGCTACTTTACAACGTAGCAGACCAAGGACATATTTTTAAGAAAACGCTATTTGATGCCTCGCTAGGTCATAATGTATCAGAGGTAATAAGCTATCCTAACTTTGCTATCAATCAAGCAACAAAAACATTAGATAGTGCATTAAGGTTTACTCAAAAAGTATTTAAAACGCCGAATGAGATTGTAGAAATGATCAATTCCGGTATTTGGCGGGATATAGATATAGAGTTTGGGGCTTTGTCCACTTCTAATGACGATAGTATAGAAAAAACAGCATCAGAAGATGATTTAACAGAATTCTTTGAACAGCAAACATTGCTTGATCTTGATGGTGATGGTTATCAAGAGCCCTATATTGTAACTGTACACGCGGCATCTGGCACTGTAATGAGGATTAAATCGCAAATATCATTAGATGGTATATTTGTTCGTGATGATGATGGGGTAACTTTATCAGTCGATAAGCTCATTTTAAAAGATGAGAATGGTGATTTTGTACTTGATGAAAATGAAGAAATACAATTAATTGAACCAGAAAAGAAACGAATCATAGTTAAAATTTCAAGAGATGAGAATCTAGTCAGTTATTCATTCTTAACTAACCCACAATCAGAGTTTTTGAGCGTTGGTTATTTCCATCTTTTAGGCTCTTATGCCCAAGGAATAAATACCACCACAAACCTACTACTTGACTCTGGAGCATTAGCAAACTTGCAGGCAGGTTGGCTTGCCAAGGGATTTAGAAAAAAAATGGGCGATATGAAGATGGGGCCAGGTACTTGGCACCAAACCAATTTAAGCGCCCAAGAGTTGCAAACTGGGATTTTACCTGTTCCTTTCAAAGAACCTTCGGGAACGCTGTTAAATCTAAATCAAGGTTTAATGAATGAGGCTCAAAGATTATCATCAACTACTGATCTAGGCTCAGTTCTTGGCACTAATACGCCGGCGGCTACTACACTAAGCTTAGTGCATGAACAACAGCAATCGGTTGGGGCTATAATTCTTAGAATGTATCGCTCGATGTGCAAGGAATTTGCCATTTGGTATCGTTTAAATGCAAAATTTATGGACCCAGAGCAATATATGATTTTGGTTGATGACCAAGAAGCAAATCCTTTTGTCGATTTCAATACTCAAGATATGGATATTGTACCGAGCGCAAACCCAAGGAACAGCAGCAAAATACAAAGAATACAAAAGGCCCAAGCAGAATTATCCGTCATGCCTCAAATAGAACAAACCGGAGGCAATGCTAAAGAGGTTGTAGAGTCGTATTTAGAGGCTATTGGTAGTGAGAATTTAGAGCAGATTTATCCAGAGCTTACAGAAGATCAGCAAGTAGCGGCTCAGAAAGAGCAAGAACGACAAAAACAACTACAAGAAATGCAAGTTGTAGTTCCTTTAGAGGCTCAGGCGGCGCTAGGTCGTGCAGAGGAGCTAAAGGCTAAAGCTAGAGTGCTAGAGGCTCAGGCTAATCTAATGAAGACACAGGCAGAAACAGGGCTGACTATAGCCAAAACAGGAACAGAGAGAGCTAAAACAGAGCTGACTATAGAACAGGCAGAGACAGAATCCACTAAGAACGCCACAAGTATTGTGGGAACAGAGTTAGATATAGAGAAAGCAAAGCGCGAGGCTGAGCTAGTAAATATTGACAGAGGTCAAAATAATGGAAATAACCCAGAGCCAAATACAGGAATGGTTTAGTAGTCCCGTATCAAAGTACTATTTCGATACAGTCAAGGACGCAATTGAATCCTACAAATCAAAACCCCGCTACATTCCCCGCGATATCAATGGAAATATTATAACCGCGACCGCTTGCGCGTTAGAAAATGCACATATCCAAGGAGCAATTGAAGCCTTCGAGGAAATTATAAATTTAAAAGGGGAGATGATAGATGAACTTGATACCTAAAGGAGATCACATTTTAGTCAAGCTAGTTGAGGTCGAGGAAAAATCAGCGGGTGGGATTATAATGGGAACTCCTAACGAGTTAAACAGGGAGCAGGCTGGCCAATTTATAGCAAAAGTTGAGGAAATAGGGCCATTTGCATTCTCAGAATGGGAATGGGATGATTTAGACGATACCTTGCAGGCGCGTTGCAATAATTATGGCGTAAATGTTGGTGATACTGTTGTATTTCATAGATATGACGGCTTACAAATAGCTTTAGATGAGTATAAAAATCATAGATTAATACCTAGCAATTGCATCATTGGCAAACTGGAGAAATAAAATGGCAGAAGCAGAGAAAACAGAGGAATTAGGCGGCTTGGGTGAGGGTGAGGCTACCCTACTTGAAAATGATGGTCTTGATAATAATGAAGATTTAGATCTAGGCGATCAAATGTCGGATGTTGAGAGACAAGCTAGGGACCAAGGCTGGCTACCTAAGAATGAATTTAAAGGAAATCCCGACGATCATAAAAGCGCAAAGCATTATGTGGAATGGGGAGATATGAAAGGAAGTATAAAAACAATTAAAAATCAAATGACCCACCAGAAAAAAAGCTATGAAGATCAAATTGTTAATCAAAACATATTGCACAAAGCTGATACAGAAAGGCAGCTTGCAGAGGTTAAAGCTCAATTAGTAACGGCTATTGATGATGGTGATACAACAGCGGCTACAGCTTTGGCAGAAAAACAATCAGAGTTAAACATTCAAAAGAACAAGTTAGAGAATGTTCAAACTGATGCAGGGGCTAATGATGTTGAGATTATGCGATTAGAATGGGAAGCTGAAAACCAATGGTTTTTTGACCAAAATGATCCAAGGGTAGCGGCGGCTCATTCAGCCTATGATTTAGCTATTAGAAAAGGTGGAACTCCAGAAGAAGCCTTTGCAGCGGTCGATGATAGGGTGTCAAAGATGTCGGGCAAGCCTAAGATTAATCAAAACAGATTAAATCCTTCTGATACAGCTACCAGTACAGGGGGCGGGAACCGTGGAACAAAAGCTCGGAAAATAACAATGAATGATGTCACTCCTAAAGAAATGCACATGAGAGCGGCTTTCCCTGATGGAGAGTCAGGAGATAAGGTATTTTTGAAGGCCATTGAAAATAGCAGGAAAGGAGTTTAATTATGAAAAAGACAGTTAAAAATACAGTTAAAAAAGATATTACAAAAAAAACACCAAGCCCAAGCCCAAGGAAGAAGCGTGTTCCTATGAATTCAACGCAAGGAGGGGATACTACTCCAATTGAAGCGCGTGATAAAAACTTTCACTATAGGAAATGTGCGGATTATGGCAAAGGTAAAATCCAACAATACCTTGATGCTGGGTATGAATATGTTTGCCATGAGGGTACTAATGATAAAATAGTATATCCTGGGGGCCATAAACGATGGTTAATGAGAATACCTATGGATCTTTATTTAGAGGATCAGCTTGCAAAACAGCAAAAAGTCATTGATACTAATGCAAAAGCAAGGGCAGAACACGCATCTATTAAAGGTGGTGCTGTACCTGATTATATACCGGGTAAACAGTCGAACGTAATAACAACAGACGGTTTATCATAGTCTAGCCAGCGAGTTAGTCAGAACAAGGGTTTGAATCCTTCGCGCCGATAGTTAGAAAACTGTTTAGGGTGGGAAAATAGAAGCAATAGATTAGCCGTAAAGGTTGATTAAATTGCATTTGTTTTTTTATTTTAAATTATAACTATAGGAGTGTTTATTATGGCTGGCTTACGGCTTACTAAAACACAAGGCGCTTCAGGGTATACAGGAAAGGTACAAACATTTGCCTTCCTAGCTGCTGATGCAAATCAAATGGCTGTTGGTGATGCGGTTATCGTTTCTGGTACTGCTAATGCTGATGGCGTTGCGGCTATAACACGCGCAGCAGGTTCAACGGGAACTGCGGTAACAGGCGTAATTGCTGGTTTTGCTCCCGATCTATCAAACTTAGAGCTTAAAGGTCGGACTGCATCAACAGATCGATTATCACAAGTTCAAGTTGATCCAAATGCACTTTATGAAATTGAAATTGGTTCAGTTTTAGCTGTCACCGATGTAGGTGCAAATTTCTTACTTACTGCAAATGCTCCAACCGTTTCGGGTAATTCTGTTACCTCCGCGATGGTATCAGGTGCGGCAGATGCAGCGGGTCCACTTAGACTGATTGACTTAATACCCCCTACTGATGGCACAGCTTTAGGCGCTGTTGGTAATCTTGGGTTATTTAGCATAATCCGTTCACAACAAACTAACTTAACAGGAGTATAGTCATGACAGTTATAACTACTGGTAATGAAGCGCGTATGCTCCAAGAGGGCTTAAATGCCGTTTGGGGTGATGAGTATGATTCGCACGTAAAGCAATATGATAAAATCTTTGATACATACGACAGTAAAAAAGCTTTTGAGCAAGATCAACAATGGGAAGGCTTCGCGCTTGCCCCGGTCAAGCCAGAAGGTGATTCTATTGCTTATGACACTCAAACAGAGGGTATTTCTCCAAAATATCCTGCGCTTACTTATGGTAAGGGTTTTATTGTTACTGAAGAAGCGAGAGAAGATAATCTTTATGGTGTTTTCAATCGTAAAGCAGGCGCATTAGCTTTTTCAATGAATCAGACTAAAGAGGTTGTAGGTGCTAACGTGCTAAATAACGGCTTTAATCCTGCATTCACTATGCAAGACGGTGATGGACTAGCTTTATTTAGTTTGGTTCATCCGAATGGTCCTACAGATGCAGGTACTTATTCTAACCGTTTGACTGTTGATTCAGACTTAACAGAAACAGCTTTAGAGGATATGTTGATTCAGATTAACGAAGCAACCGATACCCGAGGGCTAAGAATTGCATTGGCTGGAACCCGTTTGGTAGTTCCTCCTTCGTTGATGTTTGAGGCAGAGAGAATTTTAGGCTCTACTTTGCAAAATGATACCGCAAACAATGCAATCAACGCTATGAAGACTATGCAGTCTTTACCCGGCGGTTTTACTACAAATAACTTTTTGACTGATAACGATGGTTGGTATGTAAAAACTAACGCTCGTGAAGGCATGAAGTATTTCACACGTAGAGCGGCTAAGTTTGAGCAAGATATGGATTTCGGAACTTCCAATATGGCATTTAAATCTACTGAGCGTTATAGCTACGGTTGGACAGATGCCCGAGGAATGTACGGGACTCCAGGCGCATAAAAACTGGGGGCTTCGGCCCCCTTTTTCTTTATTTTATAATGTCCTTGGTTGGTCAGTTTCGGTTCGATTCCGTTAGGCATTGGAGCAATATAATGAGAACAACTAAATACCCAAATGGCATAGAGTCCTTTCTTGTTGATAATGATGCAGAGGCTAAAAATTCAGCTTATACAGTAGTTATTACAACTGATTCAGGAAAAACTTTTACAAATGGCGAGACTGATGGAGTAGTTTTTACGCTTCCTGGAATCGAAATTGGAAATACAATCACATTTATCAATACGGCTCCTTATGGCCAAGCAGATTTAACAATAAGCCCTGATGCATCAGATGGGATAACTTACATTAATGATAGTACTGACGATAAAGATTTAATACTAACTAAATCCACCTCAAATACTGGCGATTATGTCACTCTTGCATCTTTGGATGGTGTTGTAGCTTGGCAGGTAGTTGATGTTCGTGGTGTTTGGACTAAAGAACCGTAAGGAGAGTATTAAATGGCAACTCCAGTAAATGTTGATTTTGATCTAGCAAATGCAGGGACAAAAACTATAATCTTAAATAGGTGGGGTTATCCTTCTTATTCTGCCCAAGTAAGCGCGGGAAGTGCTTTGGTTGAGGGTACACTTCAACGAGAGAACAGAGGTGAGACTCCAGTTTGGTTTACTTTAGACGATACAGCCGGAACTGCATTAACAGCAGTAACGAGCGGTATAGTCGATATTCAAAACAGCCCCTTAGAGGCAATCCGCATTACTGCAACAGGCGCTACAGTTGGCCGAGTTATGCAAACTGGCGGTTAAAATAGGGGTCAATAATGACTGATATAAATGGCGATCCTTATACGGTATTAACTAATTTATCAGTTGATAGATTATTGGTTAATGGCTCACCGGTAGCGGGAGGAGCGGCGGCGGGTCCAAATGATTCGGTACAATTTAACTTAAGTGGAAATTTCACTGGTGACGCTTCTTTTAAGTGGGATAATACTGGTAAAGTTTTATCAGTAATTGGATCCATTACAGCCACATCAATTAACGGAATATCTTTAACAACTGGCGGCTCTGTAGATGATTCGCTTAGAGGCGATGGCACATATCAAACAATCACAGCAGGAGCCGATACACAGCTACAATTTAACAACTCTGGCTCTTTGGCAGGTTCGGCCAATCTCACTTGGGACGGGCTTGTATTAGCTGTGACGGGTGGAATTACAGCCACTACATTCAATAGTATAGCTTTGACAAATGGTGGTGCAGGAAATAACTATTTAGATGATTCTGGTTCTTATTCTCCGGCCACTGCTGGTCCTGCTGGTGCAAATACTCAAGTACAATATAATGATGCTGGAACATTAGGAGCAGATGCCAATTTTACTTGGGATGGTTTTACGCTTTCAATAACAGGAGCGGTGATAGGTACAACATTTAACAGTGTTGCTTTAACCAATGGCGGGAGCGTTGTTAATTTGCTTAGAGAGGATGGTACATATAATCCTTTGGCGTGGGGAGAGATTTCAGGAACATTATCTAATCAAATTGATTTACAGGTTGAGCTAGATGCTAAAAAGAATGATTTTGCAGAAAATACAGCATTTAATAAGAACTTTGGCACTAGCGCGGGAACGGTTTTAGAGGGAAATACTGTTTTAGGTGGGGCTGTTGATAGCGTTACGGGTGATGGTGTTGGTGGTACTGCTGTTAATCCGGTGATGAGCTTTCCTGTTCCCAGTGATATCGGCTTGGGCAATGTTGACAATACAAGTGATGCAAATAAACCAGTAAGCACAGCCCAGCAAACCGCTTTAAATCTAAAGCTGAATTTATCAGGCGGCGCAATGACTGGCCCAGTTACAAG